CGATAAAGGAGTCAGGGTCGCTGAATATATCTGTGGTAGCATCCGTGACGTTAACATTGCCGACATAGTCCGCGTTAGTTGCAACGGAGGAATTGTTTGTGGCGTAGTTACCTGTAGCCGCAGTAATTGTCGGGGCCGCTACACCTTCCACTTTGGGGTTAGGTGTCCCACCGGGATAGATGGTCTGGCCTTGTAACCTACCAGACTGATTACCCTGTCCCGTCGTATCTGTGGGAAGGGCACTTGGGTCGCCTACTAGGCCTGTCGCTGTTAAGGGATCACTCATTATTTTGTTTTCTCTTCAATGTGTCGGCCTGTTTTTCGCAAGCTCGAACTTTGTCTCTGAGAACGATGTAATTGGAAATGGCCTCTGAGATAGCTTGACTATCAGCGGGTAGATCTTCAATTTCGTCTGCTAGACGATTATTAAAATCCTCGGGGTAAATCTTGATTGTGGGACAGTAGACTTCTACTTCAGTCTTATAGACCGTGTTCGCGCAACCGCTCAACAACATCGTCCCTATCGCGAGGCTTAGTACTTTCAATTTCATTGTTAGTAGTCTCCATCTCCTTATAAAAATCAGCACGTTGTTCTGCCGCTTTTGCCGAGGCCTTTACTTGCTTGACCTCTTCAATCTTGGCACCGTCTTTACGCCCGATGATATAAAGGATTGGTAATAGGGCCGCCAAAGCACCAGCCAGTATGATTTTAATTTTGCTAAATAAACCGAAGATCATTTCTTTTTCTTCTTAGGAAACCCAGCTTTCATGTTCTTGTAGGCTTTGGGGGTAACAGTAGATTTCTTCTTAGTTCTACTGGTGCCAGATTTCTTTCTAGCGTTAATATTTTCGTACAGGCTCATTACCGAACACCTTCTTTGCTATCCTTGACCCTTGCGTAGGTAACTAACGCTACACCAGCCAAAGAAGCCGCCAAGAAGATATACTTAATAGACTCTGAGTAACCGACCAGAGGCTGTAATTGCCCTGCAAGTTCTGCCATTACACCAGCACCACCAGCGATACCCGCTCCTGCTAAAGTCTTAGACTTCTTGAGGGGCTTAATAGCCGCTTGTTCTGGCTTCTGTGCCATCAAATCACCGCCCTCGTCTGCAAGGGGTGTGTTCATAGCGAATAGTGCCGCTTCGGCTGTACGACGTCTTGTGAGGCCTCTGAGGGGCTTTAAATTACCCTCTACGCGGGCTTTGTTCCAGCGCATGATTTGCTCAGGTACTTCGTCGTATAAACCTTGGTTCAATTTCTTGAGTAGGGTTGAGTTCTGGAAGTTAGCACCACCACCAATATTAAAGACAAAAGACACTAGAGCATCAAATTGCTGTTGGTTGAGGGGTACGCTTACATATCGTTTAACTACTGCACCAGCATCATTGAGATCTTCGGTGAGTAGCTTGAGGCACTCAGACTCAGGAACACGCATACCAGACTTAACGCCCTTGCAATGTCCGTAGCCAATTGTCCATCGGCCAGCCGGGCATCGGTATGCTCGAACATCACCTTCTTCAGTAACTTTGTGTAGGCCTTCAAATTTTTTAACTAGGTGGATACAGGAATCAGAAACAGTTGTTGGGTTCATTTAATAGTCCAAAATAAGTAAGAGACAGCGGCGGAGGCGGCTATCCAAAATACACGCTCTGCAAAGCGTAGTGTTTGTCCATCGGTTGATACTCTTAATGATATCTCCCCGACTTTCTCCTCCAACTCATCCTGCTTTTCTTCGTATTTATTCATTCGGTTAAACAGGGTAACCATGCGCTCTTCCATACGGGCCAGAGCTACTACTGCGTCTGCAAGTTTATCCAGCTTACCTTCTATGCGACTAAGTCGATGACCATCTTCCATTCAGTGTCCGCCTTTCTTAATAAGTTTGGGCGTAAGGTGACGCAAAGCCACTGTACACTGAGGCAGGAGCAGGGGCTCCCGCAGTAGGGCTCATTCCGCCCATGTTGGCGTTTGATCCTTGGGTGACTCGCCTATCAGAGATTTGCTTCATCAATCGGTTGATATCTAAAGACTGCTGGTCGAGTAGCTGTCCGTTCATGCGGCTATAGGTACTTAGGACTAAACTTCCGCTGTCATCGATAGTTCGTTTCAGCATGTTTCCGTTTGCGTCGATGGCGTTAGCAATCAACTGACCTTCCCCGTCAAATGCCTTACTTAGAGCGCCCATTCTTGATCGTAGGCCGTCATCTAGGTCTGCTACATCTTCCTCTAGCAGGGCTCGTACTTGAGTTAGTCTGTTAGTGAATTCATTACGTCCTTCACGTTCTTGGGCGCTCAGTTCATCAAAGCGAGAAGTGAATCCCTCTTCTAGTCCTGAAGCCATCCCAAGTAGTCCCGCGTCTATGTCCCCACCAACCTGTCGGATAGAGGAGTCAATTGCTTGGAGGAATTCGTCAGATGAATTAAAGCGAGAGTCAAAATCAGTAGTCAGTAGCTCGGCATTAAACTTATCAGACTCTAATAACTGGCCTGTGGCGTCATCTACTGTGCTTACTACTAGCTCACCATTTTCGTTAATCTCACGGAAGATAAAGTCGCCATTCTCGGTGACAGAACTTCGTATAAGCTCTCCTTCTTCATCAAACGCTGATAGGAGTGATCCAAACTTGGTTTGTAGATCCGCACCAATGGTATCACCCTGAGTTGTCATGATGTTACGCAAGCCAGCTAGGTTACCCACTAAGTTAGAACGTAGCTCCTCAGATGATTGTTGGATGCCAGAGAATGCGCCAGTGATTTGATCACCAAGGCCCGCTTGCATTCCATTCAACTGAGTAGAGATGTCCGAGATATTCAAAGAAGTCTGGCCTATGATCTCACCAGTCTGACTAAACTCGGTGGTGATCAAGTTGCCTTGAGAATCTAAGTCTCTGCGTAGCTCTGATCCTGTCTCAGTTATCTCACTTCGTATTAGGCTACCCTGAGCATCAAAGGCAGACTGCAATGCTCCGAGTTCATCATCAAACTGCTGTCCAAGACCTGTACCTGTATCGCCAATAAGGCCATTGGTAACAGTGAAGGCAGAAAGAATATCGCTACGGCCTTGAGCCGCCGCGTCTGCGTCCCCAAAGATAGTGTTGAACTGATTGCCCATGTTAGCCTCGAAAGAGGATACATTGTTCATTAACTTGTTAATATCTAAGGTCTGTTGCCCTACACGAACACCAGCGGCATCAAATTCAGCAATGAATAGGCTACCTTGGTCTGACATGGCTCGGGTAAATGTGTTGCCAGTGTCACTCGCAGATTGGGTAATTAAATTACCTTGGTCATCGAATGAACTAATTAGGCTCTGGTAGTTGGCCTTTACGTTTGCATCTAGAGAGCCTGTATCTGTTTGTAGAATATTCGATACGGTATCCAGAGTGTCGAGGAAGCTCTTCTTACGAGCAGACCCCTCTGCGCTAGTGTCGTTAAAGCCCGTGGCTATGTCGGTAGCTACAGAAGCGAAGTTACTTTCGGAGGTTGAGGCATTGTCAGCAACATCGTCACCCACGCCCGTAACTGCCCCACTAACTCCAGAGATTGAAGCGGCGATATTACCAAAGTTTGTTTGGGAATCCCCAGCACTAGAAGTAACGTCTGAGCTAACATCCGCAACATCAGAACCTACATTGGCTACGCCTTGATTAACGCCAGCAAAACCATCAGCACTAGCTTGTGCTTGGTTACCTAAAACCTGACCCATTGTGTCAAAGCCACCGATAACGGTCTGGCCCAGATCACTACGAGTTTGGTTAGCTAGGGTTGAGTAATCATCGAAGTCTGTACGGAATTCATCAAACGCAGTCTGCATAGTGCCTTGACCGTCGCGTAAGATTCCCTGCCCACTAGCCAAGTCGGCGTAGTAAGTAGCGGCATCACCGCCGTACTTCTCAATTAATGCTGAAATGTCTGCTTGGCCGCCCAACACATTAACAGATGTGTCAGTTAGCTGGTCACCAAGATCTGTCCCTACTTCAGTGAGTTGATCTTTTGCGTCACTAAAGCCGTCAGTCTGGTTAGCTAACAGGACGCTGTCGTTTGTATTTACGGTATCAGTAAGATTAGTAAATCCAGTACCAATAGCATCGTTAGTATT